CCAGCGCCTCGTTCTCAATCTCGTTCGCACCCAGGAATGCATCGGTGAGTTTTCCTTGCATCCCGGATGCACCCATCTTGTACCCGATCGCTCCTGACGCTCCGGCCCCGGCAAGCCCTGCGCCTATTGCACCAGCAAGCCTGAGTCTTTTGCCGATTTCGCTAGAACGAGCAGCAGATTTTGCTGCCCTTCCGATCGCTGCGCACTTATCCATAAAAAACCCCTAGGGCTTAAATATTAAGTTCGAAATGATTCACCTACATGGTATAATATAATACATAGAAATATCAAGTGCAAAATCAATAATTGAAACACCAACAAAAAATATCATATATTTAATACGAGTATGAACATACCATTCAAAAAATTTGTCGTAGCGATGCTCCTGTATGGGCACGACTACGCGTATGTTCTCCAGAAGCTGAAAGCATTTGGGTATTTCGCTGCCGATGAAGATATTGATAACATATACAAAGACATGATCTCACAGATGCCGGAGTCGCTGAGTGAGAAGTTATCCAAGAAGATAAAATTTGACATGGATAATGATCTTGATTCACAATGGGCGAAACAGCTCGGGGTGTTCGAGTTCTGCGATTATATACAAAACAAGAAAAAGGACTCGGAAAGGAAGAATTACTTCAAATGGTTTGACGACTGCTTATGGATACACGACCACTCCGAAGCTGTTGTCCTGGTAAACATATTCATGTTCAACGGTGAGCCGATCGAGTCTATAGCAGACATCCTGTCATTCAGGTACCGGAAGAAAATAACCGCAGACGCACTTAGAAAGTATGTGGAAATATTCTGGGATTTCGAGAAACTCTCCGGACCAGACGTTCTGCATTTCTGCAGAACAATGCGGAATTCATCTCTTGTGATAAGAAAAATGAGGTCAGGGCAATCTATAGCAATGGCGTGTAATGACGAAAGCGATAACGGCTGCGATGTTGATATAACGATGCACGATAACGAGTACTTGAAATGGAAGATAGGATACCACGATATAAAGATTCCGACAGCAAACGATGTTATGAGCATGGTCCAAAGGGACAGCTACTTCAAAATGAAGGAAGCTATGTCGATGCTGCACAGCATCGAGTCTGAAGAGGAGCAGTCAGACAGTGACCAGTTCGGATCAACGACAATTACAAGGAAAAGGAAGAGGAATGTTGAAGAGGTTCGCGTAAAAGCTGTCAAGCAGTGGTTTGATATATACATCAAGGCGTCAGAGAAGGTCACAGATAAAAATGTCGACAAAGACTTCTTTGAAAGAATGGATCAGCTCGAACTTGAATTCGGAGACTTCGAGGGGGACAAGATAATCAGCGTCGACGACTTCAAGGATATTGCAGATGATATATCCGGGGATATGCGTTGATGATTAGCCCAGTACAATTCGCATCGAATATATACAATCTCAATGGATCTAAGCTAAAGATTCCGAGAGATACGATGCGCCATTTGTTCCCGATATACAACAAACCGTCAAACGCAATGATATTGAAGTTTGGCAGGCAGACACACAAGTCGACGACGCTTGGTTACAAGATACCGCTCCCGTGTGTAAAATACAGAAACTACCATTCTCTGTATGTTGCACCAACCGGGAATCAGGTGTCCGTCTTCTCCACTGACAAACTTGACGGTGCATTGCGTGGGTCACCAGAAATAACAGATCACTACTTTGACACCAAGACTAAAGATCAGGTTTCATACAAAGAGTTCAAGAATGGTAGCAAAATATACCTGAGATCGGCGTTCCATTCGGCAGATGCAATACGTGGTATATCGGCAGACCAGACGTGTATTGACGAGGTGCAAGACATCATAAGTGACCACATACCTGTTATAGAGCAGTGTATGTCTCACTCGATGGCTAAACGTAAGCACATGGTTGAATCCGGTATCAATCTTCCAGCACACCTGTTCAACAGCAGGATATACGCCGGTACGCCAAAAACCGTAGAGAACACTATGGAGACTTACTGGAAACAGTCTACACAGTGTGAGTTCATAATAAGGTGCATGCACCAGGGTTGCAAGAAGTACAATTACATTGACGAGAACAATGTAGGAGATACGTGCTTGATATGCAGGTCGTGCGGTAAGCCTATATTCTACAGGGATGGGCAGTGGGTTTCGATGAACAATAATGGGTTCATCGATGGATTCAGATTGCCGCAGATAGTCCTCAACTGGATAAACGACGAAAGTGACCCTGAAGCATGGCAGGTGAACGTCATACGAACGAGAAAGATATACACCATAGAGAAATTCTACAATGAAATTCTCGCCCTTGAGTATGCGGCCGCGAAGCACCCGATGAGCCTTGCTGAAGTGCTCGCCTGTTGTGGTGAATATGACCCAATAGAATCGAACATGACTGGCAACGATCTCGTCAAAGGGAACCCAACATTCTTCGGGATAGACTGGGGAAAGGGTGACACTGCATCTGGAACGTCGTACTCTGTACTGTTTATAGGGACTATATACAAGGGTAAGTTCAAGATTGTTTTCGTAAGGAAGTATATGGGGAGGATGTCTGACCCGCTATTGCAAGTTGAGGACATGCTTCGGATAATAGGCGGGTTCAAGTGCTCGCTCGGTATAGCAGACACGGGGGACGGGAGAACGTCGAACGCAATGATGGTGAAGGCGCTCGGAGCGAAAAGGTTTGCTGAACTTTATGAACATGGCACGATTAAGCAGAAGATAAAGTGGGACAAAGACAAGGGTCATTATATAATAAATAGAACCCAGATGATGACCGATTTGATAATGGAGATCAAGAGAAAGCAGATATCGTTTTTCAGGAAAGAGAAGTTCGAACAATACACACCAGATTTCACTGGAATATATTCTGAGTATAGCGATCAAACCAGGATGACAAAATACGATCACAATGTACCGGACGACTGTTTCCATTCGTATATGTTCTGCAGGATAGCTGCGATGATATGGAATGGGGACCTTTCTAAATATCTCATCGGCGGAAGCGGTATGGAGTAAGCCATGAACAACAACGAATGCGACGCAGTCTATCGTTCTTTCTCAAAGATAGCGAAAGAGCTTTTTGATCCAGGAAAAGCTCCACCAATATCGAACGAACAAAAGTCGATTGACGCAGCAAGAGATGTCAGGAATATGAAGATGAAGGGAATGTCCCCTGTTGAATACAGGAGGAGTCTTACAGAGAAAAACAAGGGCGTCTTATCAAGAAATGCAAAGACTGCCCCTGTTTGTTGATCAAATTGTCGATTTCCTCAGATGCTCCGGAACAAAGAGGCCACCATCTCTGATGTAGGCTTCTTTGTTTATTTCCATGCTTCCACCAATCACAGCGGTGTCAACTCCACCATGCCTGTGTGACGCACCCTCGAGTATTTCTTTCACAGTTTTCTCGAACAGAGCCTCGTACCACTCGACCGACTTCTGGTATTCTGCAAGTTTTGCTGATCTGAAGGCGTTTATGAGGTTACGCTTCGCTGACACGACGCCGTCGAACTCGAGTCTGTCCTTTTTCGCAGACTTCACCATCACAAGTTCGAACAGTTTTGCAACGTACAACTTGAACACGTCTTCAAGCAATTCATCTCTGCTGATCTTTGGGTCAACATTCCCTACTATCAGCTTCTCGAGATCCGATTCGAAATCTTCTGCATTCTTCACGTCCACCACCTTTTTTAGAAACGGAACAGGTCTATAAGACTCAATAAGTATAATCTTTTTTTGCACCAAATTGCAAGAATTTGTTGAAACATTGTTGCTTATGTTATATTATAGTCGTATAGCTGCTACAACACGCGGAGATGCGATGAATATAAATACGGTTATCACAGACATCGCGCAAAAAGTCTCTGAAGACTACATTATATCTTCGGTTGACATGAACAGTTCGCTCATAGAGCACGCAATGGCTGGCGACATAGCGAATGACGATATTCTCAAGAGGATATGCGAAAAGTGCAACCAGAATGTATACTTATCATTATTCAATGATCCAAGTGTCGACAAGTCGAATATCACATTCGATCTTGCTGATTTTAACAGAATAAAAAGCATAATCGATCAAAGTGAGAAATCAATGAGTGACTACGCAACACCTCCGGACGACAACAGACTGTTACCGACAGTATTGCTCAACAAGACCGCAAGCGCCCACAATGAATTGAATTATGCGAACACGGTGATTGAATACTCAAATGTCATCGATCGAGCAATATCTGCGTTCGAGATGCTCAAAACATCGTCTATAAGAGACGCAGAGGCGGCTTTCTTGAAGATGGCGAATGACGCAAGAGCTATGGTTGTGAGAGGTGACTCGATAGCTGATATTGCGAAGGTTGCCTGCGTTAATGTTAAGAACCATGGCGGTGACTTCACAAAGGTTGCAACGGCATACGATGTGATCAAGAAGGATCTCCTGAAGGACGGATTCAAGGTATCTGAGGAGTTCACGAAGACATCGTCCTTGTCGCCAAACCCTAAATCTTCACTTCTTGCGCCTTCGAAGGAGTATTCTGACAGTTTGTTGAAGATTGCCGGGTTCAATGATATGTTGAAGAAGGCCCGTGTGATTAAGGGGATGATATCACAAGAGATTGAAAAGTTCACAAAATGATAGGTAGCGCATTAGACGGCCTTGGCACCTTAGCATCAGGCGGCGTAAACAAGGCTTTGTTTCGTGGTCTAACCTCGCCTGGTGATAAGCTCGACAGCTTTATTGGCGATCGAGCCAAAAAGTACGACAAGTATAATGACAAGGGGATACCAAACAGGATAGCACTATCGTTGCTTGGCCTTTCAGCCGGCATGATAATACCAGCAGCTATCGGGTTGTCTGGCGGTAAGATCAAGGCGTCGCAAGCATTAGTGTCATCTGCGATCGGTGCGAGTGGTGGATATTTTGCACCGGATGTGTATAGTGCGATCAAAAATAAAGATGATGAAGCGATGAAAACAATAGCCAAAAAATCACTATACAACCCGTTAGAGAAAACGTCTGGCCTGTATGGTGCTACAGATGCAGTTGCCTCGAAGGCGTTTAAGGCTTTGTATGACAGTATTATATTCAAGAAAAACAGATCCCCTGTAAGCAAGGCCTTGAGCCTTGGAGTTAAAGGTGCCATCGGATATTCTGCCGTTAAGGGTGCAAAGGAGTTTGTTGATAAGAAGACTGTTTTTGGTGGTCCAATGAGCTCAAACAATTACACAACCGCATTGAGGAATAACTTACTTGCCGGCAGGATAGACCCTACAGGTGTCCATGTTGACGACCTCAAGGCAGTGAAAGCTCTGGGTATGCGATGATGTACGAAGATGGAATCGCAAAAAGTTTTACAAAGATTGCTTTGTTTGGCGCATTGATGGGTGTTGGTTTTGGTGCAATGGATACGTTCGGAAAAACAAAAGAGCTTAAAGCCGCGAACCAACTTACCCAGGCCAGTAAAAGACCCAGATTAGATGTAGGCCCTTCGTCAAATTACTCTTTTGACGGTGGCAAGCACATGCCAGGCAAGCAGAATCAGCTGCCGCACGAAAGGATGTTTTGATGTTTGGTAAAATGTCAAAAGGTACTCGCGGCGCTGCCGCAGCAACTGCTGCAGCGCTCACGCTGTACCCTGTTGTGAGAGCACCTGTAAAATCCGCAATTAGTGGCGTATTAAGAAGCGTTAAGAGCCGTGAGGTGGCGAAGCTCAATGCCATCAAAGCAGCTAAGAATGCAAATAATTGGAATAAAATAAAATACACGATTGGCGGCTCCCTTCTCGGTGGAGGAAGTAGCGCTGGTGGATATAATTATCTCAACTCAAACGGCCCAGCGCCTGCGTTTGATTATACTGACGATGACGTGTATAAATACGCGTCTGCTATGGGCAATATAAAGAAGACGTATCTAGGCTTAGAACATGGTCTTGGTACCGTTGGATCTGTTGTAGGTATTGCTGGTGGAGTATTAACTACAGCACAAATCGCAAAGAATATCATCGCACCTCTACCAAAAGCGTCGCATGCTCCAGCTATAAGGAAAGGTCTTGTTGGAGCCGGGCTAATAGGTGCCGGGGTGCTTGGCGGTAAGGCAATCTCGGACTCGAACAGGATAAATGGGCTTCAGAACGCTCTTTATAAACGTGATTTACAGAAAACATCTAGCCTTATTGGTAGAGTATCCTCGTACATTGTAAAGGGCGCAGTTAAGCACATGGCAAAAGGTGCGTACAGAGGTGCAAAGGATTTTGTTGTGAAACACAAGTTCCCAATAATTGCTGGCGCCGGCGTTGGCGTTGCTGGCGGGTATGCATTGACACACAGACCAAAAAGCTACAATAGCGGTCCGGCAAGTTACAATAGCGGTCCGGCAAGTTACAATAGCTGAAATTACACCGGAGGACAAGATGAATATTAACCAAAGAGATTTTAGCGATATCAGAAAATTAATTCAAAGTATCAAAAATAATCGAAGACTTTCTGGTCTTCACGATACTCTTGGTAAATTTGTTGGTGCTGCAGAGGAGCTTGAAGGTATTGAAAGAGTGAAAGCGAGATTGGGT